TCTGTGATGCAACTCCAGTTTGGAGTACCGCGTTTACTGCATCAAACTGCACGTCTTCGTCAATCTGCCCATCAAATACTGTCTGTACAGATACGGCGCTGTCAAAACTTACAGACTCATCATTTGCTGCGAATACAAATCTTTCGTCGTCCGGCGTATCCAGCAAATTTACTGTTTCAGCCTGCGATGCAACGAAGAAACCTACAGCGGTTTCAGCAACAGAACAATTAACCTGCTCCGCTACAGTAACCGCGTATATGTTCTCACCTAGTGTAGAAAAAGGCGCTTGCGAAAAGGTTGTAATACCAAACATGCGCCTCTACCTTTTTACGCAGCAGTCAGTTGCGCCTCATCAAACCAGCGGGATTGAACAACACCATCAGCATCAGTCCATGACACAAGGTACGAAAAGTTGCCGTCTTCATCCATACGCAAAGCCTCAACTGGGCCCTGCGGCACTGCCACAACCAACTTGACGGTGTCGCCTTTTTTAAACATCGTAGCCATAGTTACTCCTGAATTAAACAGCGTCAGCCGAGAAGGTGTAAGTGACGTTCAGCGTATCGCCGTTTGCCACAAGTTTGTCGCCGCCTGTGAAGTCACCTTCCGAAAACAGAATGCCTGAAGTGCCTGATGCCACAGTTGCCAAGAACGCACCGGCAACAGTCGTGGTGTTGTTGATGTTAAACACTGCTGGGCTTGCCGAGTTATCGATAACAGACGGGTCTGCCAGTGTTGGCGTACCAAACGTCACAGATTTACGGTTACCAGAATAGTTGGTGTCTTCAGTCCAACCAATGTGGGACGCTAGCGTATCGCCCGCAGCAAAGGCCGTACCTGAACCGGGGCCGTTGATCAATCCAAGATACCAAGCAGCGGTATAGCCCGATGCCTTAAAGTATTTGTTGTTCAAATCTTGCAGACCTTCATTCACGACGAGGTTGTGGAAATCATCTTCCCACTTCTTTTCACCGTCGGGGCCAAAGCACTCGACCTTAAACACACCACCTAGTTTTACGCGACCATCGCTAGTCGTGAGTGCGCCCACGCCAGCCTGAACAGTCTCACCCATTGTCGATTTTGCGATAGGCATGATTACTCCTTAAGGGAAACGAATTAAAGCCGTCGTTGCCGTATTCGCTGGCATAGTGACGGTATTGTTGGTTGAAGTAAAAGTTTTGTCAGACCCAAAGTCCAGCACTGCGACTGATTTATTTGACCGCGTCACGTTATAGATCAATGCGCCACGAGCTGTGAAGTTAGCACCAGACCACGACACGTTGTTAAAGTTGACATACACAGTGCCGGTTTGCGTATCTGTTGAGATAGTTGCGCCTGTTACTAACTCGCCACCTGCGGTGTAGCCTGTACCTGTAACTTCGTTTGTAGTGCCGGTGTACGATGTTGTAGTAGGGCCAATATCAGCCAGCGCGGTATACAACGCCATACGAAGCGTATCTGTAGCAAGGTTCTGCCCCGCTTGGAGCATCTCTTGTTTGAAGCTATTTGTCAGTCCTTGCTGGATCACGGATTCACCTTAATCTTCGCTTGACCATCACGGTAGGCATCACCACGCTCAAGACCTGTACCCAGACGGTTGAGCTGTCCTAACGCATCCTGATACTTCTTCTCGTACACAGCGATCAAATCCTGCTCACCTTTTAGGAAGGTATAGCCCTCGACCAATGTGCCATAAAGCAGCACAGGTGAGTAGCTGTCGCCAAGCCACGTACGTCCATCCGCTGCCACCGTGATTGACTCAGGGTAGTAGTAGTAATGTAGTTCTACGTTATAGATAGCATCAGGGGTGGGACCAAGAATAAAACTCAACTCGTCGCTAATTACGCTCGCCGCAACAGTTGGACCAAACAGCGCGTAGTACTTAGGGATGCCTGTGTCCGTCGGCTGGGGGTATGCTTGCCGAATAAAGTTAACATCCTTGTTTAGTAAATACTCATACGCGCCCGTACCATCAATTACCGCCAAAGAAAACACCGACAAAAAATCATTTGGGCACGATAAATATTGGTTGCCACTAGTAGTCACACCTGTGACGTTCTTACGTAACGCTGGAATCTGCACCGAGTTATAGATGCGTTCTTCCGCCTGCTGAATAAACAGGTCAATCTGTTCAGTACCGTCAGACGAAGTGGTGCCCGTCCCTGCTACGTTCGTCCACGTGTTTGTGGGGAAGTCGTTTTGCAGGTAGTTTTTGACCGCAATGAACAGCTCGTTGTAAGTCATGCCATCGGACCCCGTGCCATTACACCTTTAGTAGCTGCACCAGTACCGCGAATCTTGATACCGGTCGTCTTGGTCTCTTTGTAATTGCCCTTAGAGATACCCGCAACTGATGGGTTCATCTCAGTCATTACTTTAGCCCCTGTCTTGTATGACAGATCGGCTTTCACTTTTTTGCCGTCCATAGTGTGTGGCTCCGCGTAAACAGCAGCTTGGCCTACTTCTTTGCCACCCTGCTTTTGTGAAAATTTAGCCATGATTAGCCCGATTTTTGATTTGCAACCCTTGCCAGATTACGACCCATCGTCTTCATCTGCTCGGTTGTCACGCCGCCTTTAGCCATCTTCTTGGCACCGTGCATGCGCTTTTCGTGTCCTTTGACTGCCTGTTCAGCGACACGTTTCATTGATGCTTTCTTGTCCATGATTACTCCTACGAGATTGTTACACTACCTATTTGGGATGGCGACGTTAAGTTGTTTGGCGTCAATCCCGCATCGTTTGCACTTGCCCCACCCACCGGAGCCCAGCCCCACTGGAATACTCGGCTACCGCCTTCTGGAAACCCGCTTTCTAAAGCACCTGTACCAGCACCCGCAAATATCTGTAGCCCGCTCAAACCAGACTGCTTGTAACTCCGATCCGGGCGCGGATTCCTAAGACCTTGTGGGTCATCTACCGGATACATACCCAACTGCAACTGCGGGTGGTCAGGGTCCCAACACGTTGGACATACTAACAACTCGTAGTTTTTGGTCTTAATAACCTCTCGCTTTAGTACCTTCAGCTTGTACCTTTGACCGCATCGGTCGCACTCAGCAATTGCAACCTTGCCTGATGCAAACCTATTAGCCATTAAATAGTACCCCCGATAAACTGCTGCCTCGGCACTAGCCGCAGTGCAGCCTTCTCGTGATCTTCATTCGCTGCCAACTCCCACGCCTCATCGTACTGGGCTTTGAGCATTGCAAGACGCTCCATACCTTCGGGTATCTTGGTAGCGATGTAATAAGAAAGCCCAGCCGCCATACAGGGGATGAAACGGAAAGGTACGTCCATGACGTTGACACCTCCCCCTGCGTCTTGGGTACGGCGCAAGCGCCAGTAGACGAATTGATACGGCTGGGAACCATCAGGCGTAGGCCATACACTAATAGCGGGTAGCTGCGCCCAGTAAACGACAACGCTAGCCAAGTGACTAGCGGCGGTTGTGTTCTCTTGCCCACGGAAGCAGTTGTAAAGCGTATTGCCCACAATGTAGCCGTAGTTAATTAGCTCGTTATCAATCTTGATGAACCCAGCCGCAGGTAAATTAGCCGCCGAAGCTACCGTGATTGTCGTATCTGTAGCGCCAATCCCAGACGCCAAAGTCGTAACTGGAGAAGTCTGCCCGTTTAGCCGCTGTATCCAAACCTGAATTGGTCTTGCCTGTTGAAGTTTATTAGGCAGTGTGGCGTAGGTGGATACGCTTATTCGGGTGATAGTGAGGTCGGCTTGAGTGGCCTGCTGGTTGGCGTCAGTACGAATAACATGCTCCAGCAAATCAACAGTATCGTTAGGAAGTGCATAAGTATTCTGCCCCTGAACAAGGTTGATTGTGCCTTGCTCGATAGTCCACATGTTAATGCCACGGTTTGCCCAATCAGCAAACATTATGTTTAAGCTGCGTCGCGCAGTCTTAAAATCGTAACCTGTGCGAAGTTCTCTACCGGCGCGTTCGTACGCCTCCTCGATCAAGTCAACGAGTTCTAAGTTAAATGCAGCTGTGCCGGAAGTGTTTGCCATTATCTAAACCTCGCGGTCTTCTGGGCTATGCGTTTTGGTTGCGCGACGAACTGCTTGCCAGCTTTCTTTCCCGCCCGCTTCGCCTTGGTCGTGGCTGCGTACTCGGCGGGGCTGAGCGACTTGATCGCGTTCTCCGGCAGGTACCGCTCTCCGGTTTTCGACGATGGCTTGCCACTCTTCGTGCGCCATTTCTGCTCCGTCCACGACTTCAGACTTTGTTGCGGGGCTTTCATCTCATCTTGCCTCGTGTTTTACCACGTTGCGCTATACCATCTGCACGGGCGGAAGCTGACTTAACTGCGCCGCCCTTCTTCATGACATCAAGCTCAGACATCGCACCCTTCATACGCTCTCTAATAGGAGGGCGCGGGATAGCTTTGTCGGCTTTCTTGAACTTGCCATCAATGTCTTTCAGGCCCGCTTTAGTTTCAAGCTCGTCGAATGTTTCTGGGTCAACGTCTTTGACTTCGCCTTTGGCACGCTGCGCCTCGATCTCTTTTACAAGTTTGCGTAGGTCAGCCATTAGCAAATCCTTCCCTTGGTCTTACCCCGCTGCGCGATACCGTCTGCGCGGGACGAAGCAGATTTAACTGCACCGCCTTTTTTATACGCGGTTGTCGCACGCTCCTCTAGTTCAGGAACTTTAAACCGCGTTTCTCTACGCTGTTCATTTAAGGCTTCACGTCCGGCACCTAGCATTTCATCAATAGACTCAAGCCGCGCTGTTTTTTCCTTACGTAACCGGGCGCGTTCTTCGCCCGCTTTCTCGCGCATTGCCGCTTCTTCTATTGGTGTTCTTTTAGCCACGGTAACCTCCGCCTTTTTCCTTGTACTTCTTAGCCAGCAACTGCGCTTTGCGGGCTGACCACTGACCAGCAGCGGTACCCTGCGTAGCGGAGTTCTTAATCTGATTAAACAGACTCTTTCTCATACCCGGCTTGGTGTAGTTGCCTGCTTCGTTCACGCGAGATTTGGTAACGCCACCTTCTTTGTACTGAGTGAAGTCGGTGTCATCCCGACGAGCCTTTTTCTTAGGCTTCGGCATTTTGCTTGGGTTGATGTCACCCATCCCGCGTGAGGCCATCATGTCAGCAAGCCTTAGCCTTACCGCCGTAGGCCATCTTCACCATCTTGCCTTTGGTTTTGCCTTTAACAGCAACGCCGTCTTTGCTAGGGGCAGCGGTTTTCACAGCGCCCATTTTGCTGGGGGCTACAAAGCCACCCTTTTTCATACCGGCTTCTTTCATCTCATGTTTAACCATGGACTTAGGTGCGCCCTTTTTCTTCATGAACGCAACTTCTTTCTTCATCATTGCCTTTGACTCAGCCATACCGCCCTCCGCAAAAAATTCACTCTTCCCGTGTCGGGTCGAGGGTTTATTAACCTTTTGAAGGTCGGGACGAGCACGTGATACACCGGTACCGAACTTCTTGCCTTTGTCTGCCTTTACATACTCTTCCCCGACAGACTGAGGAATACCTACTCGCTTGGCGGCAGCAGGGTCATTAGCGACCATCGCCATCAAGTTATGCTGCGCTTTCGACTTGCTAGGCATCAGCAAATTTTCCCGCGAGTTTTACCCCTCTGGGCAATGCCATCTGCCCGCTTAGATGCTGAACCAACGGAGCCGCCTTTTGCTTTCTTAACTGGCACAGTGGGTGTTTCTCCTGTCACAGCTTTTGTAGCTTCGGCATAACCTTTATTGGTCAGCGCATCCATCTTTTGATACAGCGCATCGAGTTCAGGTACGGACTCGCCTTTTGCACGACGAGCTTCAAGCTCGCGAATACGTGCCTCCATCTTTGACATGTCAGCCATTACCGTTACCCCTTGTTCCCAAAAAAATAGACCAGCAGGCCGGTCACAAAATTACTGATGCCCCCTATGACCATGAGTACTTTCCAGCCGCCTTCAGCTTGCGACAGTTTTTTGTCGATGTTCTGAATCGCGTGCTTGATCAAGTCCATGTCAGAGACAAGCTTATCCATGTCATCTTGCAAATGCTTGATGTCATTAGCATGGGTAGCTAGCTCCCGTGCTGTTTCAATTTCAGGTGTCGCCATGGCTAGCACTTCCAAGCCCTCAATGATTTGTTGATACGGCTATTCGGATCGTTCGCGGTTTTGGCGCTTGTCAGCTTTTTCTTCATTCCTGACATACGTGCGCAGAAGGATTTCTTCCTTGCGCCGCCTTCCGGCTGGGGAGGTTTCAAGTTCATACCTTGCGCTTTCGCGGAGGCTCTCCCTTTGGCGTTCAAGCCGCCTTTGGGATTCTTTCCCTCTTTCCTCGTCCATGCCGGAGACTTAGCCATAGAACACCACAATGGTTGCGCTAGACAGCGTGGCGTGTACATCAGCGTTGAACTTGATGCCCTCGCCGGGGAACAGAATATGCTCTGAGCCTGCTGTAGCTGGTGCCGTAAACGAGAACCGCGTGGTGCCGCCAGAGCCGCCATCTTTCAGGACAACCGTACCGACAGAGGCGTAGCTGACCGTTACCGCTTTTACACGGGTTGAGCCAGCATACGCCGTATTGGTCGAGGTTACCTGTGCGGCTTGTACGTCTGTTTGCATCATGGCGATGCCTCCTTATCAGACGTTCTGCTGGCCTACCAGCGGATCAGCAACGAAGTAAGTGATATAGCCACCGACAGAGCCGCCGCCCGAAGTATCGTCACGCGAAGTCACGTAAGCCATTTCGGTCGAAGCAGTCAGAGTCAGGCCGCTAGTAACCACACCTGCCGAAGCGACAGACAGGTTATTAGCGATAGCCGCTGGAGCAGCAGTGCCAGAGCTGTAGCCAGTCGTGCCAAGGTCGATAGAGCCAGAGCCCGCATCGTTGATGGCAACAGACAAGACAACAGCGCCAGCCGGGAGAATTAGGTTAGGAGCGCCAGAAGCCGAAGAGACTTTGACATTGCCTGCGGTAGCGGCGTTAGCGATGTAGAACTGAGCAGCCATCACGCCCGAACCGCAATATGCGGTGCGAGTTGTGTCGCCGCCACCCGAGCGCCAGATACTTTGGGTAGTAGAAAGAGCCATTTGAATTTTCCCTCATGCGGTTAGGTGCGTCGATCTGCATGAAGTCAGGCCGGGGAGCCTGTTCGACACACCGGGTAATCCCCGGAATACCTACTTTATATACTACAAAAAGGGGGGCGTAAAGCCCCCCTTTTATTACGCCGTGCCCGACGAGCCAAACATGCCCAGCGGGTCAGACCAGCCGAACGAGTAACGCTCACGAGCCTTGTAGCGGACGTTGCCAGTGTCAAAGTCACCGTCCATCGACGTTGCCAGCGGGGTACGAACAAAGTGCTTCATACCGTTAGGCACATCGGTGGTCAGGAACCAAGCGCTGCTGTCAGTCAAGAAGTGGTTGATCGTATGACCTTCTGGGATCGAACCATTGTTCTTCAGAGCGTTGATGTCGTTGTCATTGGTACCAACACGGAGGCTGGTTTCCAACAGACGAGTAGCAACGAACTGGAGCGCAGGTGGGATGATCAACTTACGTGGCTTAGCTGCGATCAGCAGGCCGCGTTCGTCAGTCCATGCTGCGATCTGGATCACAGCGTTTTCCAACGCGGTTTCGTTCAAATCAGTCATGACTGACGGAACGTTCGAGTTGACACCGCCCGAGACCAGCGGGTGGTTAGCAGAGAACAGCGGTACGCCATCGCCACCGTAGTACTGCGACGAGTTGGTGAAGCCGTTGTTCAACACCGCAGCAGCTTTAACCTGCTTGGTGTATGCCATTGCACGAGCCAGCGCTTTGGTATAACGAGCCGATAGGCTGTCATACAGGTTATCTTCAATCGCTTCTTCAGTGATCGAGAAACCCAGTGCGATGGTTTCGTGGTTGTATCGAGTGGTCCAAGCTTCCTGCGCATTGTCATAAGCAATTGCAGAGCCTTCGTTCTTCACCGGAGCGGCGGAGAAGCCAGACAGCTTGGTTTCCTCTTCGAACGAACGCTCGGAAGTCTCGCTTTCGTAGATTTCCTTGTGTTCTTCTCCGTAGGTTGCATACTCCATACCGAACAAAGCGTTCAGGCCGGGGAGCAGCTCTTTCAGTAGTTGTGCGCGTGAAATAGCCATGATTTAACTCCCTTATACGCCCGTGGCATTGTCATACGAGTGGTAGCCGAAGTTGAACTTAACGATCACTTCGACAAAACCAGTCGAGGTTGCGGTGTCAGGCACCAAATCAACTACACGCATTGGCAGCGACGTAGTAACGCCGTTTGCATAAATGCCGATACGCGAGTCACCTGTAGTGGTCGAGCCAGTGTTCAACACCAGAACCACGTTGTTGCCCAGAGTGGACTGTGTCAGAGGCACAGGAACCAGACCACTGCCGTCAGCGGTATCACCAACGGACACGACCTTATAGAGCTGGTCAGGATCATCAGCAATGTATGCTTTTGCGTCAGTCACACCCGAAGCAAAACCGGGCCAGTACTGGGAAAAAGTCAGTTGCTTGGTAACAGGGTTGGTATAAGTGCAGCCGAGGAAAACACCAACAACGCCCGCAACAGGGGAAGTATCAGTGTCAAGGGTCGAGACAATGACAGTGCCGCTCGAAGCCAATTGAACTACGTCACCGTAAAAAATAGCAGTGTTGTAGTTGACCGATGAGGTCGCAATTGGCAACTGACGAGTTGCACCGGCAAATACCTGACCACCGATCAGATTGATCGGCTTTAGCCCATAGGGCTTGTCAATCGTAGGATAAGCCATGATTTACTCCAAGTTAAGAACCAGAACCAAAAGTGGTCTTCGATCTGCGCTCAATATGCAGCGGCATACGAGGATCACTTTGCCTCAGAAACACATTGTCCACAGATTCAGTTTGTGACCGGTTCATGTTGTCGTAATAGTCATTACGCTGTTTCATGAATTCGGCTGGAATCCGTGCCAACATTAATCCACCTATCTCGATATTGCCGGTGAACCGGCCTTCGGTGATAGCGTGCATCATCAACTCAGGATAGTCCTCTGCTTTGCAGAATTCGTATCCTTCACGGAGAGAAGAAGAGATGTTTTTAGCATCTTGCTGACCATAGATACTGATACGTACCCAACGGTGTCTCCAGCCTGCTCGGTGGTTAGGCGTCGGAAGAAGCTCCGGTGCCTGCCATTGTGAAATCCTTGCAGCTTTTTCCCGTGAATCAAGTTCACGAGCAAGTCGGTTTTGTGTATCAGCCATAATCATTCTCCTTTTCTCAGTTCAGCAACCTTTTGAGCGTACAGTTCTATGGGCACCCCAAGTCTTTTCGCGATGGACGCTTGGGAAGCTTTTAACTTGACACGGTCAGGCGGTGTGCTACGAGTAGCCGGAGCTACGACGTTAGCTGGTTTTTGTGCACGGCGCGGAGGTTCTACCTCGTCCGGAGTTTCATCGCTCCCGAAATACTCGGGGTATCTACGACGCATAATCGCGTCAACCTGTTGGTAATACTTGGTAGTCCCAACAAACTGATCACCGTACTCTTTTACTAACTTACGGTGGACGCCCAGCGCAGTGCTGGTCATCTCGTCATCGGGGCCAAACCAAGGGTTATTAGCCATCCAGTCTCTGTCCCGCTCCGACAATTTTGGTGTCGAATTAGAACTTTGTGGTACTTGTACCTCGTTTTCCCTAACTTGTAAAGGCTGCATGTTCTCAGCCTTATCCAGCTTTAGGGTCGCACGGGAGATTTCGGCTTGCGCTTCTGCTAACAAATCAGGGTCGCCCGCTTCGTACGCTTCTTTGTATTTGTTTTTAGCCGCTTCCAGTTCAATTTCGGCAACAGATTTAGCCTGCTCCATATACTTCTGACTGCCGGAGGCAAGCTGCTCCTGAAGGCGCTTATTTTCCTCATAGACTTGGCGGGCGAACTGCTCAGCCGCCTCACGTTCACGTAAAGCCTCTTCCTTAGCCCTACGTTCGTCGTGATAGCCACGGGTGAACTTCTTGATGCGAGCCTGAACCTTCTCATCGTAGGAAGCAAGCTCGTCCTCGGTGACCTCTTCCGGCGGTTCTGCCATAGGCTTGCGCCCACGATCTTCGACAGGAGTATCGTCCTCGACCTCGATTTCGATCTCTCTTTTAGCGTTCTTCGCTGGGGTTTCGACCGGATGAACTTCAACATCCTTATCGTCATCCCCATCCAATTCATCTGGGAATTTGTATCCACTCATTTAATTCTCCTTAAGCAGGGCGTGTAATACCACGTGGGTCTTCGACAACCGCCTCGACGTTGTCATCGTTAATGATTCGGAACTCTCGTCCATGAATCTTCATACGGGTACCTGAATTAGGACGAACGATCACAAAATCACCAACCTTGCAGGAAGGGCCAGACGGGAACCGGGTTGCGTCTCTGTATGCATCCGGACCCATTTTCATAACGAATAGGATCGGAGTTAAGACCTCCTCGTAGTACTGAGTAGTCTCAGCTTTGACGATACCGCTCTCGTATTGCTCCTCCGCATCCGGCACCACGCACAGCAAGTGGTATGTCACCGGATCAGGAACCTGCTTTGCTTTGCGCTCAGCAGTATCAGGCAGGACAGTTGCAGACTCAGGATTATTTAAGTCTTGTCCGATTAAAATTTCACTCATCATCACGCTCCAGTCGTTGCACGAGGTCTTTACAAATTTGTTCTGCGAGAGCCAGACCCCGGATTTGCCCGCAGACGTGACGGTACTCAGCGTAATCCGCTGCTCTACCGTCTGCTATAAACACCGACTTATCATTTTTCTGGGACTGAATTTCCCCAATTAAATGATGTAAAACTCTTGTGTCGTCCATCAATCCTCTCTTCTACGTGGTTGACGATTCTGTTGGACTGCTTGTGCTGCACTCTGACGCCTCTGTTGCGCTAACTGCTCCTTATGTTTGGAGATGTCGATGCCCATGCGAACACCTTCTGCCTCCTGCTGCTTATTCAACTTGTCACGCTGTGCAGCCATATTCGCTCCAACCTGTAGTGCAGCGATTTCTTTCTGCGCTTCAATGCGTGCTTTCTCTATCTCTAACCTATCCGCTTTCTCTGCTGCATCAATCTGTAGCTTCTGCTGTTTCAACTGCATGTCCGCTTGCTTTAGCTGTAGCTCTTGCATCTGCATTTGGACGAGTGGGTCTTGTGCAGCTTGCTGAGCTTGCTGCTGTGCTGCCTCGCCTTGGTTCTTGGCTAGCAGTTGCTTGGATGCTTGTGCTGCCAACTGAGCGACTTGCGCAGCGACCTCTGGAGGCATCTGCTTGGTTTGCTCTTCGGTTGGGAGTGGCAGGCCAATAGCTTCTTCGATCTGCTTGCGGTACTCCATCGCCACGTGCTCGTTGATGTGCGCCATCATTGCAGCCTGCATGACTTGCGCCTGCGGGTTTTGCCCAATCATTTGTTGAATCTTGGGGTCCTGCATTGCAGCCATGTGAACCGCCAAGTGCGCTTGGTGATCTTGCTCGATGAACGCTTTGACTGGTTTGCCCGTCAAGATGTTCATGTTCTCCTGCACTGGATCGGTTGGTATCTCATCGTCTTCCATCGGCACGAGCTTCTGAGCATTCTTGATGCCCAGTACCTCGATCATTTGTCGGTGGAGGAGCGGGAGGTTGTAGAGTTGAGGGGCAGATTGAGCAAGCTGCATGACGGCTTGGTACTGAACGATCTTTTGCGCCATAGTCGCCGCGTTGGGGTCGGAGACTGGGATGACATCGACTGAGTCGTAGTCACTGCGCTTGGCAAAGCGGCTACCTTCTTCTGGCTCGTAGTCATAGTCGTCTGGAGTGTAGTCAGCAATAATGACCTTCAACAGCTTGAACTCTTGCTTCATCGAGAAGTGCAGACGTGCTTGCACTGCTGTCATCACTTTCAGAGTCCGCTCAAGAATAGCTAGTGTGGTGCCAACAGGAGCTTGTGCGCTCATGTCGCTGACGTTCATATCTCCAGATGAGGCAAAGCTGCGACCTTCTTGCACGATCTGATTGAAGAGACTGAACAAGACTTGGCTTGGTTCTTTGTAGGGGAGTGGCAGGATATTGTCGCGAATAGAACCGGATGGCACATCCACGTCCCTAAACTCACCCGGCTGGATGGGGGTATCGTCACCCTTGATGCGTAGACCTCTGGACTTGAGACCTCCGGGGAGGTTAGACAAAGTGCCAGCATCAACCAGCTGGCGGATGAGCATCGTCGCAGATTTAGCATAGCCACCGATCAAGTGGATAAGACCATAGCCATAGAACCCAAAGCCCGGAATGTACTGGTAATGCACGTAGTGCTGACGGCGCATGTGCAGTGAGTCATCCTCATACCAATTGCGACGTATGGCTAGGATTTCTTTAGTGCCTTTGTCGATGGTGACGATGTATGGCAGTGCGATGCCTGTAGCCTCGCCCTTCTTATTAGTGTGCTCATAGCCCGGTAGATCAAGCTCGACGTTCATCTCCAGCAGGCGGTAGCGATTGTCCTGCGTCATGGTGACGCCGTTCTCTTCCGCTTTCTGCTTCTCAACATCATCCAACTCAACGACCGGCTCACCTAGGTCGATGTCGCGATAGAAGCCCGCTTCTTGAAGCTTTCTAACTTCGTTCTCGGTCTTACGCATGACGTGGGTGATGCGCTCTGCTGCTTCCAGACTTGCTGCGCCGTAAGGCACCACGATGTCTTCGGCAGGGACGAACATCGAAATCTGCCGTCCTTTGCTTGGGTCGTAGTACACCTTCTTAAACGCAGAGCCTGCGAGTGGCAGGTTCCACAGCATTTTCTCGTGCTCTAGCCGGTACTCCGGCATAGCCTCGGTCAGCTGATAGTTCATGTCCTCTTGGACACGTGCAGCAGCGTCTTGTTTCTCCGGTGTCTCTCTACCAATGATCTTGGTCTTGACCGGGCCCATGGCAGGGAATGTCTCAGTGATAGCTTCCGACTGGAACCGCACCACGGACTCCGTTAGCATCGGATGGAATACACCGCATGCGCCAGACCACGGTTCTGTCCTATCCTCATACTTCAAGCCCAATAGCTTTAGCCCTTCAACATACGTCTGTATCCAGTCCTTGC